TCAACCCGTTTTAAGTTTTGTTTTTTATGAAACCCTGTTCGTATCATTTTTAATTTGGACATTTCATAGTTGGAGGTTTTTCTCCACTTTTTCATATAAACCTTGCCATAATCGGGATGATTTTCCCTCCATTGTTTGTTGTACTCCTTTTTTTCTTCGGTTGTCATAATAATAAATATTTAAAAGTAAAGTTTTTTTTTAATTTTTTAAAAAACTAGATATTTATTAAATAAAGTAAATACAATGGGACAAAAAGATGTAAATTTTATTAATGCCGAAACTGCGGAACGAAGAGCAATCAAATGGTTCGCCCGTATTAAAGGTTCACAGATTGAAATGAATAACATATCTGAAATAGGGTCATATGCTGACGAGGATTTCACTTTCACTAGTGGTCAGACATATATAGTCGCCGAGGTTAAAATCCGTGAATTTTCATCATCTAAATACGAAACTGCATACCTTGAACTTGACAAGATAAACAGGTTAATGAAAAAGGGGGTTGACTACGCTGCGGTTAATGTTAAAATATTATATTTTGCTTTTTATAAAGATGACCGCAAACTTTATATATTTGATTTGATGAATACCCCGCATACTATGACTTATAAGAGTTGTCCTGTTTCAACGATGGATAAAAGTCGGGGTATGGTTCACAAACCGATATGCGAATATAAATTGAGTGACGCCATAGAAATTTTGGATGTTATTTAATTTTTTTTTGATATTTGGTATATTTATTAATAAAATTAATATTATGATTACATTTAAATTAAAAAACTTTAAGGAAATATCCGATAAGTCATTAGCTTGTGACTATTTTATCTTAAATTACGCTTGTATTGATGGTATTAAGGGTATTACAGCTAACTTTGACATAGAGGTTAAGTCAACCAATTTTTTTAGACCTGACGGAATAATTAAAATGTTTGGGTCAATGGACGAAATAATAGATTTTTATAATTAATATGGAAATAAGTCAGGAGTATTGTGACATTGCAAACGAACGAATTGAATTATTAAAAAATAATTTTAAATTATTTTGACTTTTGCTAAAATTCAATATATTTATTATTATAAACTTAAACTGAAAAACTAAAAATGAAAAACGACTTAAAAACAATTAGTGCATTTACCATATGGTTTTGTTCACTTATGGTATTTAATTATTATACTTTAATAAACTTTGGATTTCTTGCATCATTGGGTATTTCTTATATGATTTCAATATTATCCGCAGGTGTTTATAGTTATTTAAATACCCCAAAATATTAACATCGGGGCTCCCATTCTGAATGTTGATTTATTTTTTTTTTAAAGCCCTCGATTCGTCGGGGGTTTTTTATTGTTGGTATATTACAACATTAATAATAAATATAAGTATTTGTGCTGGTTTTTACTGACTTTCTTGATTATCAAATTTTTCAATGATTCGTTTAAAACCAAATCTTGATTTTAACGCAGAAACCATCCGTTTTGGTAATAATTCGAGTTCACCTAGATTCTCAATCAAAGAAACAAAATAAACTGAATAAAACCCCCCCAAAATGAACGAGGGCACTATATGAAATAGTATTTGATATTTGGCAATATGAAATGACATTGCAATCAAGAATGTTGTTGCAACAAAATATAATGGCATTCTAAATAACCTTGACGATGTAAAATTTTTGTTTTTAAAGGACTTGATAATACCCGTCCCCCAATCGCAAAACATTAATACCCAAAGTGTATATATCGCATATGGTTCATCATATACCCAATTTGCAATAAACGAAGTTAAGCTAAATATAAAACCAAAGGTTATATTTAATAGGGGGGTTTTATACCCTAATAATGAACTAAAAAAGTCATTCAAACAGGTAAACCCAAAAAATGTTTTTTGTTCGGTATAACACATAGTATTAACAATCTAAACAATTATTACAAGTGCGACAGCCAAGTTGGATTCCGTTACCGGCATTTCCAGGCATAATTAAACCGCTGTCCCAACCCGCAGCTTGATTGGGGGTTATAATATCGGAGTTATTAGTCGTGTATTGACTAAAACTATTTCCACTCAAACACAAGAATGAATTAAGTCGTTTTTCATAGAATTGGGCTCTGTTGTCCAATTCATTTTGCATATACTTTAAGTATGTCAAATCGGGGTTGTCCGAAAAGTCCTCAAATTGTGATTGAGCCCCTTTATTTTTAATTTGACCATTTAAAAATGGTAATGCCAAAGCCAAACAACGATATGCTTCGGATGGTTTAATATAATCTTGAATAAGGGTCACTTCGTCACCATTTAATGTTTGTGCAGAAAACGCATTAATCAAATAGTTATAAAAGTTTGCACCCAATATATCTTGAATAAACAATTCCTCCGCCATTTGTAAATGTGGAGTTAAGTCCTTAATGTCAAGGTTTCTTGATATTGGTAGGTTGTCCTGTAAATATTGCTCTGAAACAAAGTAAATTCGTGCCATAATTAATATAATTGATAAAGATTAAGGGTTACGGAACCCTGTATTTTATTAACCCCCAAATAAAAATTCAATATGTTATTCAATTGTCGTTGGTTTGGTAATATAAAAGTGTTTTTAAATATGTTATAAGCGGTTTCAAGTTGTTGTGACTGACCCAACGCACCAGGTGTTGAAATGCCCATTATAACGGGGTCAATTGTGTGTGAAAAGGCAATATTCTTTATAATCATTTCCTGTGTTACCGCAAACGCTTCGTCCAAAGTGTTTGATTCAATTGACTGAATATCGGGTGACAAGTCTTTACCATTGGAATAAAATACCATTGCTCTACCTGTATTTGATGCTCCACCAAATGAGGCTTGTAGTTGACGGATAAACGATTGTTTCTCCTCCTCGTTCGCAGGTTTTTCATATATTTTAATAGCCAATGACGGGTTCAAAGAGTTTTCAATATTTGCTTTATGATAATATGATATTTGACCATCTAAAAATATCCAATTCGCAGCATTCGCATAAACGGGTTGTGAATAGTATTCAAGTCCTGGACTATATGTTTGGTATGATAACATTTGACATTTTTCATCTTTTCTATATGCATCAAATGCGGGTATTTTTTCAATCTTGTTTTTATTCATACCTTTACCCCACTTTGAGTTAATAACATAGAAACGGGTTTTACCCTCAATCTTTTTACCAACACGAACCCAAGCAGGGTCAACTCGTTCAATGGCAATAATTTTAGTATGTTCATCGTTCCAATACACTTTATGACAAACCCTTGAATGAACTATATAGTCATATGCGAGTTGGTTAATAAATAAGTCATCAAACTTATATTTCCATTGTTCCAACTCAATCTTTTGCATTTCAGTTGTGTTGGGGTTATATGTATAGGTTAATCCACCCCCAATTAAATTTAACACTTTAAAATTAATTATTGACGAGTGAAATGGTGAACTATAAAATAATTCATTAAGATGGTTTGGATAAAGGTTATCTAAACCAAAATAGACATATTCGTCATTAACAACCTCTTGTATTGGTTCGTTATAATTGTATTTACCATTTCGTCCAAAATCAAATTTTTTATGGTCAAATAGTTCCACCGATTTAACGGGGGTTTCCTTTGGTCGTGTTATTTCTAGTCCAAATAGTTTCATATGTTTTATTTATATACTTCTTGTATTGTATTGTCGTCACCATTAACTATAACTTTACCAACCTCCACTAAACTTGTAGCTGCGGAAATAATTAAATTAGTTGGTGAATTTTGTTGGTAAATGGTGTATGAATACATACCAGGAGTTAAGTTTATAGTTCCACCAGTCAAGTTTGTAAAAGTGGAACCTGTTTCAATAATGTTAAATTCATTATACCTTGTTACATATGATGAAACATCCGTTGCAATGAAATTAACAACATCGCGGGTATTACCATTGACAAAACTAAATAAATAGTTGGGGTTGTTTAATGTAGTTTTTTCAGTTAATGTCAAAACTACAACATTGCTTTGATTTTTAGTAATATTAATCATTAAGTATATATATTAAAAAACCCCCTTGTTAATTACTATTTTACAAAGGGGCAAAAAGAAACACCATACCCCTCCAGATATGGTGTTTCCAAACTTACTGAATATATATTATAACAAACCTGCTATAATAGCTTCGTCAACTTCGTAGGCTGGATTTGCGGCCTCAGAGGTCAAGGTTAAAGTATAACCATTAAAATCTGCTTTTGCCAAACCTGAACCTCCACCGCCAGTTGTCAAGTTCACTTTGTCTTCGTCAAAGCCGAAGCCCCAATAAAGTCCATTTGAATCTTTAACAATTACGGTTAAGTTTGGTTGACCTGCGGCAATCAAGATTAACGATTGTCTTTTAACTGCTTCTCTGCGAGCTATTTGTAGTGTAATAGTATCGTTATAAAAAGTTGAACCATTCTGAAGGTTAATCGTTGGAACCTCTTCATAAGATGATGTACCTCTGTTAAATTCATATTCAACAAATACACTTGCACCCGATAAGGTTATTGCACCAATAACACCAGATGCTTCAGTATACGACGTGACATAGTCCGCCGGTATAACATAAAATTTAACTAGACCACCTGCGTTGTTGTCACAACTCTTAGTAATACCTAGTAATGAATTACATACTGCCATTTTTTTATATTTTTAATTTCTTTTATTTTTTTGTGATAATAGGGGGGAATTATATATCCCCCCCCGTATTATCTATATATAGGGTGTGTGGTATTAGTTAAAATACACAATTTCATTACCATTAAGGTAATCCACACCAAATTTAAACCTACCAGCGATTCTCATCGTATCAATAGCTTGTACATTCCATTGTGGGATGATAGTTACTGATTCGTAGTCGTCCAAAAGGTCGGTCAAAAGTACGAAGTTACTTTTTCTACCTGCAACCATTTTATTGTTTGACATACCAGGAGCCCATAATACAGGTATACCTAAGAAATTTGGTTCCTTAGCACCTACATAATAAGCTTCAGATGATGCGTTTGCAATAGCTTGTTGGTATAGTTTGTAAATTTGTGTTGGTACATAAATAACCAATTCAGGGTCATTAATAACCGTTTGTGGAATTGCGTTATATACGGCGTTAATTGAAGCGATGATATTAGCCGATGTAGCAGCAGTTGCAGTTACATCAATAACATCTGCGTCAGCAAGTAACTTCATAAATAATCCGTCACAAATATTTTGTGGATAAGTAACGGATGTACCTGAACCCTGCCATACAGCAACTTCTAAGTCAGCAGAAATTTTCTTTCTTACTTCACCTAACATATAGTTAGTAAATATTTCAGGAGAAACTTCACCAGTGTTTGAACCTGGTCTTAGAAATTCACCCAAAAAGTTTGCCTCAAAAGTTGTAACACAAAGTTCCAATTGGAATTCTTTGTCACAAACCTCGAAAGCTTTTTGGTCTAAAGTACCTTCACCTGATGGAGACCAAGAGCAACCTGAATCTTTCACCAAATTACCAATATCGTATTTTGGAAGTTTAATTTTTGATTTTACACCAGGAATAACACGGAATGTATCCTTTGAAGGGCCTGCCAACAATGCGGTGCTAAAAAAGTCAACTGCATCTTTACCATCATATGTAGTATTGTCGGTAATGGCGAATTTAAATTGTTTTGCTAAATTACTCATTTTTTTATATTTTATATATATGTTTTTATTTATTTTTTGTTAAGGGGTATTGATTCCAACTTAACCTTTAAAGAATTTACTTTATTCATTCTTGAAAATTGTTCCAACATTTCATCGACTGCAATTGGTTCAACCTCGTGTGACTCCAAAGTTTCAATACGAGTTGCAAGTTCAGCGATAATCATTCTCATTTCCTCGTGACGAGGTTCAAGAATATTCATTACCTCTGTAATAATAGCTGTTACCTCTTCAGGGGTTACTGAAAGTTGTGTTTCATCTTCTGCAACCGCAGTGGTTTCAGCTGACCTTACTTCGTTTATTAAACCTTCGGCGTCAACAAAAATTGTTGTTCCGTCGTCAATTGTGTGTTCCCCTTCCGGAGCTTGTTCCAATGTTCCGTCCTCCAATATAACAAATACTGGTGAACCAACCGCCAATTCACCCTCAACAGAAACTCTCGTTCCGTTGTCCAAAGTGTATTCGGCAAATTTTAACCTTTTTTTCATTTTTATTTCTATATTTTGTTTATTTATTTCTATATCGGCTAGTGCCAATTCAAATTCTTTATTTTTATTAGATTCTAGTCGTTCCTTGTCACTTTGTTCAACACGGATTTGTTCAAGTTTACGACCTGCCCATTCAATACCCTCTGTTCCACCCCAAGCGAGCCACATTAACGCTCCGCAGTCCTCCGTTGGATTTCCTTTGGAGTTTTCAAAATGTCGTGCAAAAGATGACATACGGGCAATTGTTTCCTCCGATATGTTTTCACCCTTTGAAAGTTGGTTTGCTCTTGCCCATCCAACTAAAGTTCCACAACTTAATTGAGGGTTTTCCTCTTTAATTCTTAAAGCTCTTTGTGCATTTTCAATCGCAGCTTTGGGGTAATCGTTATATGACTCAAATGTTTCATATTGGGGGGTTATTTGACTCAATGCAAGTCCCATTAACCCCTCAACACTAAATCCAAATTTACCTTTGTCCTTGACCTCCATTTTCCAAAATTCAGGGTCGGTTACTTTAACCTCCACAAACCAAGTTCCCTTTGGTAAATCAAAACCATATGACTTTGACTTATCAAGTTCGGGGTTATCTATAATCCACGACCCCTTAATAAATGCGGGGGCAATAGTATTACTATGGTCTAAATTGATTTGTTCCGTTTTTGGGTTTTGATTAAATTTTTCAACCATCTTTTCAATAACCTCTTCTGTAAACACAACATTGTATTCACCCAATTCGTTATCATATCTATATATTTTTAAGTTCGGTATAATCGCAGGTCCTGCAATTATTTGTTTCTCTTCGTCAAACTTAAATTGAAAAGTTTTTTTTTGATTCTCAAACTCGTTTTTTTGAGTAACACAAAATTCACAAGGTCCTGTTTCACTTTGACCAAATAACCAATTGTCATCAATAATTTCACATTTACAATCGTCGTGACAAGGGGGTAATACCGCAGCAAAGGCAAAACCTTTAATCATTATTGCCGGATTCATAACCAAAGAAATAAAATCAATACCGGACTCGTCAAATTCGTTAATATCAATTTTGTATGTTGGT